GTTCGTGGAGAACTCGAACAAGAACTGAAATTGCGAGAAGAAATTAAAAATATTTTCGCTGCGAGCATCTTAACTAAATAAATAGGAGAAATACAATGTCAGACGAAATTAAAGCATTAGTAGAATCAGGATTAGCAGGTGTTAAGTCACAACTTGAAAAAGCAATGGAAAAATATGACGGTCAATTAGCTGAAAAAGCAAAAGTTGACGGTGAAGTTAAAGCAGAAGTGAAAACTTTGGCAGAAGACTTTAAATCATTAAATGCACAATTGACAGAATTGGCACAAAAATCAACCGATGGTTTTAAAGCTTTAGAAGTAGCAAAAGCTAAAACTGCTGGTGAAGAATTTATTGCAAGCGAAGATTTTAAATCATTTGTGCAAAACAAAAGCCGTAATGCTTCAATGCGTGTAGAGCTGAAAAACACAGTATTGTCAGATGCAACAACCACATGGTCAACACGCCGTGAAGGTATCATTCCTTTGGCTACTTTACCATTAACTTTACGTCAAGTAATTCCATCTATGCCTGTTTCTGGTAACTTAGTTGAAACCATGAAAGAAGCATCATGGACAAATGACGCAGTTGAAGTGGCACAAGGCGCGGCTAAACCAGAGTCAGACATTACTTTTGCAAAAGCAAACGTAACGATTGAAACTGTAGCGCACTGGATTAAAGTTTCTAAACAAATGTTGGATGATGCCCCTGCGGTTGCTTCTTACATTAACGTGCGTTTAGCAGATGGTTTGGCGCAACGTGTTGACCGTCAATTGTTCTTAGGCGATGGTGTTAGCCCTAACATTTCAGGTTTAACAGACACAGGTAACTTTGTTGCATATACACCTACTGCTGGTGACAACTTAGTTGATGCTATTAATCGCATTAAATACACAATGTGGGCTGCTGGTTATATGCCAGACACAGTTATCATAAATCCAGCGACGTGGGGAAATATGGAACGTACTCGTGAAGGCACTGGCACAGGTCAATACTTGTATGGCTTACCTGCTACACAAGCTGGTATGAATCCATGGGGTCTCCAAGTTGTATTAAGTAACCATTGCCCAGTGGCTAATATTTTGGTAGCTGATTTACGTGGCTCAACAATGTTGTACAACCGTCAAGGTACTACAATTGAAGTTGGTTTCGTAAATGATGACTTTACTAAGAACTTAGTCACAATCAGAGCCGAGGAAAGATTGGCATTAGGTGTAGACCGTCCAGCAGGTTTACGTTACGGTGCATTTACTGTTTAGTTAACTTAAACAATACCCATTACATTGTAGTGGGTATTACTAAGTTCATTAGGAGAAACAAAATGAAAGTTAAATTATTAAAAGCTTGTAATCACGAAACATTAGGCGCACTTAAAAAAGATGCAGAAGTCGATGTTGATCCAGCAATCGCATCATTATGGTTAGAATTAGGTGGTTGCGAAATCATTGAAACAGAAGTTGATACTAAAGTTGTTAAAAACGAATACAAAGGCGGTAAAAAATGAAAGTAAAGTTACTGCAAGACCAGCAAGATAGCTCTTTAGGATTGATTGGTAAAGGTGAAGTTGTTGACGTTCACCAAATCGTTGCAGAAGCATGGGTAATCAAAGGTATTGCTGAATTTTATAAAGAGCCAGTACATGAAGCTAAAAAGAACAAGTAAAAGTTTTGCACCAATTACTTTAGCGCAAGCGCGTAGCCAATTAAAAATTATTCCATTTGGCGATCCGCTTGCACATCCTGACGACGCATATATTCAAACACTGATTGATACGGCGACAACTTGGTGTGAGCAATACACAGGTGTTGAATTGTATCAAGGTACGTATGAAGTGGTTATGGATGACTTTCCGCTAGGCGACATACGCTTGCCAATTTCGCCTGTCACAGCAATCACAAGTATTGTGTATAAAGATGCAAGTGGCATTGAACAAACGTTATCAAACACAAAATATACGCTAGACACGTATGGCGCAAGCAATTTAATTTACTTAACTAATGGTAATACATATCCTGATGTTTTTGACGAGCCTAACTCTGTTAAAATTACATTGACGGCAGGTGTTGTTGCACCAGAATCTCCTATTTTACACGCCATAAAATTAATTATTACTAATTACTACGAGAATAGGCAGGAAGACCAAATGAGTTCTGCTCGTTTGTCATTCAATAGTTTGCCTATGGGCGTTAAAGAATTGTTGCAACCTTACCGAGTGGAGTTAGGGTTTTGAGAGTAGGTGCAATGGATGATTATGTGTTGGTGCAATACCCAGTCGGTAGCACTGACCCTGATTACGGTGCAGAAGTAATCACATGGACTGATTACGGCTACGCATGGGCTGACATTAGCGATATATCGACACGTAACCAAGAACGTATTACAGAAGTCATGCGCTCATTACAGCAACCTTGCAAAGTTGTTATGCGATATGACGCAAACATTAAAGCCCATTTTCGTATTGTGGTTAAAACACAAAATGACCGTGTAATTGAATTTATTAGTGCGCCTGTAGAGTTAGGTAGGCGTGAGGCAATGGAGTTTATCGGCGAGACATATTCAGTATGAAACGCATACACATAGAAGGCGCAGAAGCAATCGCAATGATGCTTAAAGAACTGCCTATCAAGTTGCAGAAGAATGTCATGCGCACTGCTTTAAATGCAGGGTCGGCTGTTTACAAAAGAGATATGCAATTAAATGTACCTGTAGATGATGGCGACTTAAAAGGTACTATTCGCGTTAGTTCTCGTATCAATAAAGACACAGTAGAGTCATACGCAAAGGTAGGTGGCAAAGGTACTAAAGCATTTTATGCCCACATGGTTGAATATGGCACGAACGCCCATGTTATCAATGCTAAAACACCTAAAGGATTAAAGTTCAAATATAACGGTATGTGGGTTAATACGATGCAAGTTTTACATACAGGCGCTATTGCTAAACCGTTTGTTCGCCCTGCATTTGATAATAAGTCAGACGAGGCAACACAAGCAGTTGCGGGTAAAATACGTGAAAGATTAAGTGAGCAGTTTAAAAAATGAGTGCTAACAAAATTATTTACAATTTACTTAGCACAGATACAGATTTATTAGCTGTTATACCTGCTTCACGTATGTTTTTTGGCTCGATTCCACAAAACGCAAGTTTACCAGCTTTGACTTACTCGCTTATTAGCGAAAATGAGATTACGTCTCAAGCAATGACAACAATTAAGTTACGCAGTCGCGTACAGGTAACAATAGCCTCAAAAGACTATAAAGTTACACAAGAGATTAGGCAGTTAGTAAAGTTTGCGTGTAATCATAGACAAGGCGTATTTAACGGCATTTATACTGATAGCGTCATTGCAGATGGTGTAGGCGCTGATTTTAGAGACGACGAATTACGTGTTTATTACACCACGATTGATTTTAGATTAGTGCATGATGAATTGACGCTTGATGAATATTTGCTTAGTGGTATAGATATATTGCTAGCGGATTCAACAAGTAATTTATTGGTGGCATAAATGATTATTACCGTTGCAGGAACTACAATCGCCGTAACTGACGAAATACCAGCTACTTACACAAATGCAGGGTATGGCGCATTAACTTATACAAACATTGGCAATATTAGCGACGGTGGTGAGCATGGTATTGAATATAACGTTGTTAATTTTAACTCTATTGATAAAAGATATACTCAAAAATTTAAATCATCTTTTGATTATGGGTTGAAAACATTAGAAATAGCTTATGACCCTACAGATAGTGGGGCTGTTTTATTAAGAAATGGATCGACATCTTTAAATGATTATGCTTTTAAAATAACGTACCAAAATGGAACAGTTGAATATTTTAGTGCAAAAGTAAGGTCTTTTAATCGAACAGTAGGTACTGTTAATAGCATGAGAATGATTACTGTAGCGTTAGACGTTACAAATTTAATTGACGGCGAAGACGTAGTAATAACGGAAAGTTATTTTTTAAGTGGTACAGATATGTTACTTGCTGGTACAGGCGAGTTATTATTAATAGGATAGACAAAGATGGCAAATAAAACCATATCAGAATTAACTAATGCTGCCTTACCTTTAGCGGGAACAGATAAGACAATCGTATCTAGAGACGGTGTAACACTCAATGATGTTCTGTTAAGCGATTTAAAATATTACATTGGTACAAGTGGTTTTGTATCAACGGCGTTTAGCACCACGTTGACATTCGATGGTGTAAATAAAGAAATGATTCAACAAGCCGTAACAGGCGCTTTAGCTTTCACTTCAAGCGGTTCAACAATTGGTTCACAGATTAACTTATGCTTAGTTGCAAACGGTACAAATATACCTACATTTTCAACAAACTTTAAAGAGGCGACAGGATCAAGCGGGTACGACAATACAGCGAATGTTAAAAATTACTACCAATTCATCTATACAAATAACAAAGTAATTTACAGCACTTTCCAAGAAGTAGGCGACACAGGCGCAAGCGATTCAACAGCGCCAACATTATCAAGCGCAACGGTGGCAAATGGTGCTGCAACGACATTGGTATTAGTATTTAGTGAGGCATTAGACCAAACAAAAGCACTCAGCGCGGCTGACTTCACGCTATCAGGTGGTAAATCAGATTCTAGCCCTGTTTACACCAATGCAACGACTGTAAGCATGACAGTTACAGCATTCACAAATGGCGAAACAATCACATTAGATGTTGCTGCTGGGGCGGTACGTGATTTAGTAGGAAACAATATTGCAGCGATTACAGCAAGAGCGATTACTAACAACGTAGCGGTTGCACCTTCACAAGTCACAGGCTTAACATTAGGTAGCGCGACAACAACAACGCAAGCGCTTACTTGGACAGCACCAAGCGCAAATGGTAGCGCAATTACTGACTACTTGGTTCAATACTCTACAGACAACGCAACATGGACAACATTTGCTGACGGTACTAGCACAACTGCAAGCGCGTCTGTTACTGGTCTTACACTTAACACATTGTATTACTACCGTGTGGCGGCTGTAAATGCAATTGGTACAGGTACATACAGCGCAAGTGCAAGCGGTTCAACGGCAGCAGGGGCAACAGCGCCAGCGCAAGTGACAGGATTAACACTAGGCGCACCAACAAGCACAACACAGCCATTAACATGGACAGCACCAGCTAACGGTGGCTCTGCTATTACTGATTACTTGGTAGAATACAAAGCCTCAGCAAGTGGCACATGGTTAACCTTTAGTGATGGTACAAGCGCAACGGCAAGCGCAACAGTTACAGGTTTAACGGCTTCTACTGCATACGATTATCGTGTATCAGCTATCAATGCGATTGGTACAGGTACAGTTAGTGCAACGGTCTCAGGTAGCACTTCTGCTGCGGCATCTGGTAACTTTGTGAGACTTTCAACTCTCAATTCAGTAACTGAAACTGTAAATGCAGGTGGCGGCTATGATTATACGAATACTGCTAACAGCGCCTCTGCAAATACAGCAAACTTTAAATTACCAGCAAACACAGATGGTTATTTTGACTTTGTGCTAGAAATAACAGGAAGTCCTAACGGAGCAATTTTCTGTTTGTCTGATGTTAATAACACAACAGGCTATCAAACATCTAAGATTTCTTTTTACGCGCAAGCTTCTCAATATTATGGCGGAATATCAGGGCAAACAGTTAACGCAAGCTCTGGGTTTAGTGGAATTGTTCCTGCGAATGGAGATATTATCAGGCTACGTAGAACAGGAACAACAGGCACAAATTGCTTTATTGAGATTTCACAAAATGGCGGGGTGTCTTTTGCAACAAGTTCTGGGGCTTTCCTATTCAATGGTGAGCTTTATCCAGCTGTGAGCTGTATTGCAGCACCAGCAGGATATAAATACAAACAGATAAAAGGCTCAAGTTCTACGGTGGCGGTTTAATATGTTTTTAGCTAAAAAAGGCAAGCCAATATTTAATAGCGCAAATATAAACGTTGTTTTTTCTGGCAATAGTTTAATGGAAGGTGCTGGGCAGCCAGATGCAAATGCAAATTATCCAAACCCAAATACAAGAGGGCAAGACCAATACTTATCCTACCAAGTAAAACTTAACCCTCTATTTGCTAATTCTGGCATGACATTTAATAGTTGGGGTCGCGGAGGCTTGGCTTGGAGCGGTCTAACTAATGGTGGATATTTATACGAAGACACATCCCTACAAGTAGGCAAAAGAAATATATTAATCGCGTGGGAAGGAATTAATTGTTTTGGGGTGTCGGATGTAAGTAAATCTGCTGCCACAGCGCTAACGGAAGTTAAAGCTTACGTTGAGACGCGAAAAAATGCAGGGTGGGATGAAGTTTATATCATTACTTCTCAGACAACTAGAATAGAGGCATTTTTAGCGGAAAACGCGCAAAGGTACAAAGAGTATAACGATGGTTTAAAGTTTAATACTAAATATTTAAGTAGTGACGGCGCAATTGACATCGTAAATCCTAATAGTCCGCTTTATATGACGGGCTATTCGCAAGCGGATTGGGTAAAATTAAATCCATACTTTATAACAACAGAGAGCTTCGTAACGCAAACTAATCCATTGTATGTTCACATGAATACTCTCGGCGAGAGAACAATAGTAGCGCCATTGGTTGTTCAAAAACTACGCAGTATCGGTGCTAAATAATGCCAAACGCCATCGAAACAGAAAACAATATCCGCAAGCATATAGATAATTGCGGGTAAAATTTAACAATCACCATTAAGGAGAAACAAAATGGCAATTCAAACAATCGCAGGAACAACAATCAGCATTAGTGCTGGCATTCCTGCAACATACACCGCGGCTGGCTACGGAGCATTGACATACACTGTCATTGGTAACATCGAAGATGGTGGCGAACATGGTCGTGAATATAACATCGTTACATTCCAATCTATTGACAAACGTATCACACAAAAATTCAAAGGTTCGTATGATGAAGGTGACAAAACACTTTCTATTGCTTACGATCCTGCTGACGCAGGTATGGTATTGCTTAAAACAGCTTTACTATCAGACGCAGACTACTCTTTCAAAGTAACTTACCAAGATGGTAAAGATGACTACTTCCCTGCTAAAGTAACTTCATTGCGTAAAGCAACTGGTGGTGTAGATACTATGGCAATGGTAAACGTAACATTGGCTATTACTTCAAGCTCTACAGGTGTTGGTGTAGTTGAAGACTTAGCATAACGCTTTTGGGCTAGGCGCAAGCGACAAGTGATGTTCCCGTTCATCATGCCCAAATCTTTTTAAAAACGGAAAATTAAACGGAGAAAATAATGAGTAAATTTGATTTATCGAAATATGAATTAGCGGACACTTCATTGTGTCATATTAAAGTGCGTGGCGAACCAATGT